CAAAAGAAAACGCAACTAACACAGCATTAAATACAAAAAACCAATCTTTGAACGCTGCATATGATAAAACCGTTTCAGCCGCTGGAACAACAAAAGGCGGAGATTACACTTCTCAACGCACATTAATACGAAATCTCGACGGTATTGATGCAGCCGTTAAAAAAGATTTAGAAGAGCAATACAAAACTTTTTATCGTACGGAAAAACTTCAAACATGGAATACAAACTTAGGCGCTAAACCTTTGTATGGTGATTTTGATCCCAAGTATTACAAGCAGACATACCCTCAAGTTGAACAAGAATGGAAGGCCGCTGTTTCCAACGATGATATTGATGTCACCGAAAGATATGGCGAAAATGGTTACTACTTGCAACATTACACATCCCAGGGTAAACCAGCTGGTTTCCGTGGTAACGCACCAGAAGCGACCTCTGCTGCTACTGGTTACGTCGAGAAAAAACCAACGGACCAGGATCTTCAAGCAGTCCGTGATTTACAGCTCGGCATTGATACGACAACCCAAACAAATCGTCTTTTGAACATTCCAGAAATTGCTGCCGAGTGGAATAAAGCCAAGCGAGATGATCCCTACTGGATCAAATTAGCCAAAGACAATTATCTGGACGTAACCAAACCCGATGAATTTGTTACACTATTCCGCATTTCAGAACGGCCAGAGGATAGGCAAGTCAGTTTAAATTACAACATTAATGCAGGCTATGGCATCACACAATTAGAAGATGCGCTCAATGAAGCTGTTGGCGAAAAAGCCACTGTGGACGTTAAAAAATTTGGTGCCTTAACCCAGGATGTTCTCAAACAGACAATCGAAGAAATGAAACAAGCCAAAGCCAAGGAAGAAATGCTCGGTTTAATGGGCGGCTTTGGCGGCTTCAGTGAAATTATGAATATCAACAATGAATTAAGCAACGCGATCCTTGGCGATACGGGAGTTGGCGGATTGCTTTCCTTTACGTCCGCAGGCAAAGCCGAAGAATCCCTAGAAAAAAGCCTTCAAAATATTACAGGTATTCGCAATAATGCGACCTATAACTGGCAGCAATGGTTTGATGGCGAACTAAAGAAACGATATGAACAAGACCTGGAGCTTGGCTATACAAATTCTGAAGCGGAAGAGAAGATAAAAATTGAAGGCGACTTTGCAAGAAACTTTATTGATGAATATTTAATTCCGCGCTTTAATACGGCGCGTTCGATGGATGAATTTGTTGAGTATCTTGATATTAGACAAGAAGAACAAAACCCATTCCAAACCCAGGACATGGTTAATGCAGTAAGTCTTGTCGCAAACCTACGTGCTAATCAATACCTGGATCAAATTAAAGCCAATAATGATCGTTATTTCAACGCAGATTTTTACTTTAATCCCACTGGGGATAAGGCAAGGCAAACAATATATACAAACCAAGCACAAAGTGTTGCCCAGGATTGGGAAGCCGCCAAGAAGGGTGATCCGTATTGGGCACAACAAGCTTATCGTTTTGGTGTCAATTTAAACGACAAAGATGCCTTTGCTCGTATGCATTTTCAAATCAAAGGACAAGGCTTGGGTTATGACGCGGCTGAAGATATTTTGAATGCAGGCAAGGTCCAAGATCAAATCTATAACAACATTTTGCCTTCTCTGAAAGAAGAAGCTTTGCGCCAGGGATCTGTCTTCGGTCAATTCATTACTCCGGAAGAATTTGCCGATGAGATGCTCCGTGGCTTAGACCCCAATGACAAATCAAGCTGGCAAGAGGTTCTGCAAAGGTATGGTTTGACTGACTTCAAGGGAACAGTGGATGAATTAAAACAGTATGTGGTCGAAACATTACGCACAGGTTCGGCCCAGGATATTCGTGAGCAAATTAAATATTTAAATGAAAAACGTCAACGCCCAACACAGCAAGTTCTTGGCCTTACTTACATTGAGCGGCCAGAGGATTATAAAGATGAAATGGCAACACCACAAACTGAACTGTATAAAACGTTCCAGTCCGCTGGTTACCAGGGTACAGAAGATGAGTTTTACAATAACTTCTTTCCAGATTTAGACAGGTCTGAACAAACAATCCTCACCAAGGCTGGCAGCGACAAGGCACTGCAGTCATACGGCCTTGACTTGAGTGACCCCTTTGCTTCTCTTGGCACAATCGAAAGTTTCTTTGATGAGGGAACAACAGGAAGCAAAGAGGAAGGTGGTGATACTTCGGCAAGTTTCTTCAGATTAGGATTGGATGATGAAGATGAAGAAACTGATTACAAATCAAAGACAGGCACACAAATTTTGGGTGAGTTCACTTCAATGTTTAAAGGACTCTAATGGCTGAAAAACATAAAAAAGCAGCGGCTGCAGCCAAGATTGCTAAGGACAAAATGGCGTGTAACAAGCCTCGCCGTACACCTGGGCATCCCACCAAGTCCCATGTTGTCAAAGCCTGCAAGGGAGGAGAGGAAAAGATTATTCGGTTCGGCCAACAGGGCGTTGAGGGCGCTGGGAAAAATCCGACCAGTGCCAAAGAAAAAGCAAGGAAAAAGTCATATTACGCAAGACATAACGCCCAAGATTCGAACCCCGACATCATGTCTGCCAGGTACTGGTCCCACAAAGTAAAGTGGTAGCGCCAACTCACTCCTGTCATGGCAAAACCCAAATCATCTTCATCCGTCAAACTTGAGTCCAAGCCCAAGAAAACGCGTCAAGGCCAGGGTCAACACAGCCTTCCTAATCACGGACGCAAAAAAATGCGCGGGCAAGGTAAATAAAATTTTGTGTATGATTGGGGGTAATAAAGTGTTACCCCCATGTCCGACTTTTCGCATGCGATTAACTTAATTCGCAAGTACGAAGGTTTCAGCGAAAAGGCGTACCCAGACTTAACCACTGGTGGTGAACCTTACACCATTGGTTACGGCACTCAGTATTACCCAGACGGCTCTCCTGTTAAGCAAGGGCAGTGTTGCAGCAAAGAAAAAGCCTTGCAACACTTGTTCTACGAAGTGCAAATCATTGACAGTCAGCTGACTAAGCTCAATCTTGGTCTTGATCCCTGCATGCGGCAGGCATTGATTTCATTCATCCACTCAATTGGATGGCAGCCCTTCCTGTACAGCTCCGTAATCGACGCCATTGAAGCAGAGGACTTCTGCATGGCGACACAGGAAATGTCCAGTTGGATCTTTGATGCCGAACACAAAGTTATCGGCGGTCTCCTGGATCGGCGTAGGGAAGAAGTCGACTTGTTCCTCCAGGAAGTAGATGCAAATCCCTGGGCATCCACACAAATTTTACTAGCCGCATTTAGGAATTACAGCGCTGCTCCGCATGAAGTACGGGCAATCCGCGAACTGGAAGAAAACATCAGCCCGTATGTTCTGTCTAAGTTTGCCAACGATTTCCAGATCACGGATCGTCCCTGGGATGAATTCAGCCAAGAAGAGCTGGACGCCATATTTACTACCTAGGCTTAGAATAATTAGAACAAGACCTGCAAAGTGGAATGGAGCGTTCAGTCGAACCCCGTGAATTTCAACTTCCACTGGAATTGCAGTTTTCCATGCGGAAAGCAGAACTCACAGCCCAGGAGATGACCTGGGATGAGTTATACGCTGCTTTACTGAACCTGTACCACCAACGGCTCATGGAGTGGCACGCAGTAAAAGCCATCTTGGCCGATGAAAATATTGAGTTGGATTGGGATCTTCCCACTGATTTAGAACTGTGTGAACTCGCCGCCGCTTGCTTGATGGACGACGACGAGGACAGCGAAGAAGACGAGTACCAGCCCTTTTAAACTTCGCCCATTTCAATAAGACGATCCAGGTACCACCGTGCCTTCTTCAGTGATTCTGTCCCGCCTTTATGGCGCTCACGCCAAATATACTTCATGCAATTTCCCTTGCAGTAACCACGGAATTCTTCGATGGTTAAAGCCGCCTCAATGGCTTCGATGCATTCGATGCCCCCATCGGTGTAATGGGAAGGATGATTAACCACATCCTCCCTAACCTCAGGCCTTTCTTCTTTTACAAGCCAAGGGACGGGGCAAACACCCCCTG